AAGTCTTTTTCTAGCCGTTCCGAGGCTGGAAGGTATGCGGCCAATATGCGCTGGCGTGGTCGTACTGGGGATCTGACTAATCAGACCGAACGTGATTATGCAAGATTAGATGAACTGACACCTGAACAAGAAGCCATTGTTGAACAACGAGCTCAAGAGATGTATCAAAGCACAGGTTTGTATTCAAGTACAGCAAACTATTATGCGGATAATGCAGCAAGTTTTGACTTCAAACCGCCTGCATACAAAGCCCCTGCTCTTGTTGATCGTCTTCGAGATGTTCTTGATAACAATGTGAACGACAATGGCGAAAGCCTTGACGATTTGAATAGCCGTTATCAGAACGATAACGAATACATCCCTTTTGAGGAGTTGCCTCAAGGCGGTTTCAGGGAGCAAGTGATTGCTGCTTTTATTGATGCCAAAGCAGCTGGTTATTATGATGAACCAGGTCGTTTAAGAGGGCCGTATGATCGCCCTTCTAACAAGATGACTGATAAGGGCTATGCGAAGGCTCGCGCTCATGCTTTGAAGGGCAACATGGATAACAGCCCTTCTGATTTGGATGAGTATTGGGATGACAACTCTTCTATTTTTTGGGATGAGTATGCAATGATCACGGATCAGTATTCAACGAATGAATAATCGTGATCTTGTTCGTCAGCGTGTGGCATTGGCTAAGGAAAGCCCTACGTCGTCTGCTGTCCATGTGGACACAATTATGGGGAATGTGACCACAAGTGGCCGCAAGAAGAAACGCAAAAAGAAGGGTCTTGTTGAGGCTATTGAGTCGCTTGAAAAGGCTGAGAATGTGCCTGCCGATAAAGAGTTGTATGCGCGTGTGAAAGCTGAAGCAAAAAAGAAGTTTGAGGTTTACCCTTCGGCGTATGCGAATGCTTGGCTTGTCCGGGAATACAAAAGTCGTGGTGGCACATACAAGATTGAGAAGGCTGATTCCCCTGCATGGCAAACGAAGGAAGGCAAGAACCCTAAGGGTGGTTTGAATGCTAAGGGTCGAGCCTCATATAAGCGTGAAACTGGCGGTACTTTGAGGCCACCTGTGAAGCGTGGGGATAATCCTCGTAGGGCTTCGTTCCTTGCTCGGATGGGCAATATGCCAGGCCCTGAGCGTGATGCGAATGGTGAACCCACCCGGCTTTTGCTTAGTTTGCAGGCTTGGGGGGCTAGTTCTAAGGCTGACGCACGTAAGAAGGCAGCGGCGATTTCGGCTCGGAACGAGAACAAAAAGAAATCCTGATTTAGCCATTTCAGGTACTTGACAAGGGGCTTGTCTGCCCCTTATACTGATCTTGTCAGGCAGGGAGCTTGACAGAACAGGAGCAAGAAATGGCAACAGCAACAATGACCGAAAACATGGTCAGCAAGGAAAAATGTTCGGAGGTGTCGCGTGAAATTAACGCGGCGATCATGGACATTTTTGCCAAGCACAACCTGAAGGTCACCAAAACAGCCTCAAAGTATGGCGACAACTACGAGTTCAAAATCGTGGCTGAAGCCCAAATGATCTCTGAGGATGGAATCAACTTGGCAAGCCCTGATGTGATCTACTACAACCGTTTTGGTCACACCGCTTGGGCTGATGGCGCAAGATGGGAAGACCGAGTTGAACTCACAGCCCCAATTGGCACAAAGTTTGAAAGCAACGGCAAAACCTTTGCTTTCGCAGGTGTTCGCTCAAGGGGCAAAAACAAGATTCTCGCAGTTGAGCAGGAATCCAAGAAAACCTTTATCTTCGCTGATGCAATGATCAGTCGGATAAACGCAAAAGCCAGTTAGTCAAAGGAGACATATGGCAGATCAAACATCTGCCCATGTGCGTCAACCTGACGGTGAACAAACAGAGTTCACCGTCTTGTTGGCATATGGGGAGCAATTTAACAACAATGAAACCAAGGAGAATCATGTCAAAGTTAGATAAACAAATCCAGGAACAGCGAGATGCGTTGGCTGAAAAGATCTTTCAGTTGCGCTCCAAGAAGGGGTTGAGTCAGCAGGCATTAGCCGACGTTGCTGGCATTGATCGCAAGACGGTGAACCGTATTGAGTGCGGTCATTTCTCACCTTCGATAGACACGCTGGTTCGTTTGGGCGATGCTTTCCGTTTGAAGCCAGCGAAGTTGCTCGGCTGATGCGTAGGTTCAGTCCGTTAAAAAAATGGAAAGAAAACCTCCGTTGGTGGTGGTTTTTTCATGTAACAATTCAACACAAAGACAAGGAGAAAGATAATGGCTGAAGCGTATTCATTTACTGTCACAGTTGCGAAGCGAAGCGACTGTGAGTTCCCAACCACCGAGGCTGAGGCGGCAAGGATTGTCGGCTGGCTGTTAGAGCAAGGCGCATATTTGGACATTTTGGATGTTCGCCGAGCAGAAGTGCAGTTGGTGTCCAATGTCTGATAACCCGATCCCGGATATGGGAATCAATGCAGAGTTCGGCTGGTGTTTGGCTGTGCTTGTTGGGCCGCAAGGCAAAGATCGGTTTTACGGCCCATTTGAATGCGAGTCAATTGCTCGTGCTTGGATCAAGGGTCAACCGTTCATGTCTTATGACAGCGTAGGAATCATGCCTTTACGGAGAACCGACGTTGTTCGAGAGCGGATGGATTTCCATAACCCTGCTTTGGACTGGGATCCCACCGATTTTTGGTCTGTCGTTATCCAAGGCAGAAGTCAATGATTGCGCTGGGTGAGGATTACCGCAAGTGTGGCTGTCTGATCCCAGCGTTAGCACGGCATATAAACAACCCTGTTTGTGGCGATAAACCTGAGGATGATGACGAATGATTGTCCGAGAGTTCTCTGTCATATGCGATGGTTGTGGTCGTGTTGATCAGGACAAGTTCGCTTATTCAAGTGATCTGAAATACGAGAAATCAAATGAAGGATGGAAGTTCTCTAACGAGGCTTATTGTCCGAGGTGTGTTAATGAAAGTAATTCTTGTCCAGTTTGTGAGGAAATTGTGGGCAGATAACTAACCCCCTGTTTCTGTCCGAGAGCGCATACCCCTGCCTATATGGTGGGGGTATGTCGTTTCCTGAGCAACCTGACACGCCGTTATTGGAAGCATCAATCGCTTTGAATGAGATGTTTAACACGATGGTTAAGTCAGGTTTTACGGAGATTCAGGCTTTGAGGCTGGTTGCTTTCCTTATTGAAGACATGACTCTTTCAGACAGCGAAGACTAAAACCCTATACAGGGCTTCTAAACAGTCCTTTACCTTAGAATGGCGAAAATGGCAGCTCAACCCGATTTTCAGGAAATTGGTTCATCCGGGCTTCAACGCACCTCAGGATTCGTAATTGATGACTTCATCACGAACTTACGTGGTGTTCAGGGTATGCGCGTATGGCGCGAAATGTCGGACAATGATCCAGTTGTCGGTGCAATGCTCTATGCGATTGAGCGTTTGATCCTGGCTATTGAGTGGGATGTTGAGCCTTACACGGAAAAGAAGACTGATTCGATAAAGCGCAAGGATCAGGTTCAGGCTGATTTCATCAAGGAATGTATGGATGATATGAGCGAGTCTTGGCCTTCCATGTTGTCGCAGATTCTGTCGTTTTTGCCGTTCGGTTTTGCTTATTGTGAGATTGTCTATAAGAAGCGTCAAGGGCCAGATCAGAAGGACAGTCGCCGAAAGTCCAAACATAGCGATGGCAAGGTTGGCTGGAGAAGGATTGCCCTTCGCGCGCAGGAAACTTTGTGGGATTGGGAGTTTGACGAGAATGGCTCTATTCAGGCCATGCGACAGTCAGATCCTTCTGTTCCTAAGGGCGTAGTTTCTATCCCTATTGAGAAGGCTTTGCTTTTCCGCACGGCTACGCCACGTAATAACCCTGAGGGTCGCTCAATTCTCCGTAATGCGTATCGCCCTTGGTTCTTTAAGAAGACCATTGAGGAGATTGAGGCTGTAGGTATTGAGCGTGACTTGGCTGGTTTGCCTGTCGCTTATGTGCCACCTTCGTTGTTGTCTTCTAATGCCACCGCAGCTGAGGTTTCGGCTCGTAACGCTATGCAGGATCTGATCCGGGGCATTAAGCGCAACGAGAATGAGGGCATTTTGTTCCCTCTTGCTTATGACGAGCAGGGTCGTGAGCAGTACAAGTTGACTTTGTTGAGTTCCGGGGGAACTCGTAACTTCAATACTGATGCAATTATTGCCCGCTATGACCAACGTATTTCTATGATCATTTTGGCTGACTTCATCCTTTTGGGCCATGAAAAGGTTGGCTCATTTGCTTTGGGTGCTTCCAAGATTGACTTGTTCACATCGGCTATCCAGCAGATTGCTAACTCGATTGCAGACACTTTCAACCAACATGCGATTCCTCGTTTGATGAAGCTGAACGGTATGGATACGAGCCGTATGCCGAAGATCAAGCCGGGTGAAATCACCCATGTTGACCTTGGCGTTCTCGGTGACTTCATCTCCAAGATGGCTGCCGCAGGTGCTATGCAACCTGACCTTGAATTGGACAACTTCCTACGTGGTTTGGCTAACTTGCCGAAGCGAAGCGAAGAAGAGGGTGTCCCTCAGCCAGGTATGGGTATGCCACCTGAGCAGGGTATGCCACCGATGCCAGGACAAGCCCCAGCCCCTGAAACCAATGTGTTTGATCAGGTTGGGCAAGGCGGCGAAGCCGAAGCCACAGGAGCAACAACCGCTGACGCTAAGGAATAGTCATGCCGTTCGTACAAAAGCGGATAGCTCGACACGACCACCAGTTATGCGATGACGATGTTCCCGGCTTTGAGCCAGTATTTAAGGCTTTTGATGACACGATAGACCCGGCTATGCAAGCTGATATTGAGGCGTTGCAGCGGCTTTATCAGAATGCGATGAGCGGAATGAGCGCGACTGTTGATCGTATTCGTGAAGGTTTGATTCGCCAGGGGCGTGGTGACGATCTTCGTTTGTTTCAGGAAACCTTTGCTGCACAAGCAATTGAGGATTTACGTCGTTCGCTTGGTGATGTGAGTCTTGCCACCGAGGAGCAGGTTATGGCTGAGATTCAGGCCGCTATCACTCGACTGCCTTCCGGGGTTGCTGGGGTGATGCGATTTGATAATAAGGACCCTCGCGCTATTCGTTGGGCCGAGCAACGTGCTGGGGCGATGATTAAGCAGATTGAGGTGGATACTCTTCAGGCTGTTCGTGGGGCTATTTCAAGGGTTTTGACGGGTGGTGGAGGTATTCAGCGAGCTGCAAGGGATATCTCGCGTGTGGTTGGTTTACATGATCGCTGGCAGACAGCGGTGAACAACTACTACAACAAAGAGGTTGCTCGATTGTCGCGCACCGCTGGTTTGGAGAATGCGATGATCCAAGCCCAGGAGTTGGCTTTGAAGTATCGAGATCAGTTGATTCGCGCGCGCGCGGTGAACATTGCTCGGACAGAGATTTTGGCTGCACAGAACATTGGTCAGGTGTTGTCGTGGTATCAGGCTGCTGATCAGGGTTATTTGGATTTGGCTACTGCGGAGAAGGAATGGGTTATTGGGCCTGATGGTTGGCGCGGGGTCAATGTTTGTCCTATTTGTTTGGATTTGGCTGGTTCTCGTGTGCCTGTTTTGAGTCTTTTTAGTAATGGCGAGATTTGCCCCCCGGCTCACCCTTCTTGCCGTTGTACGTTGAATCTGATCGCTTTGGTGGGTGTTGGCGATGATATTGAGGCTGTGACCGCCGAGGATGAGGTGGACTGATGCCTTGGCATTTGAAGACTGTGGGCGATCAGGTGTTGGTTGTCCGTGACCGGGATCAGAAGGTTGTTGGCCGCCATGCGAACCGTAAGAAGGCAACTGCACAGTTACGGGTTTTGTATTCGTTGGAGAAAGCACAGTTTCAGGTTTTGATTGAGAAGGGGCGTTTTGCCTCTAGGTCGGAGGCTGGTCGTTATGCGGCAAATATGCGTTGGCAAGGCAATACCAAAACCGAAGTAAAAGCACCTCTCAGTCCTACTGCTTCTGATATTACAGAGGAACTTAAAACCTATTTCGGAAAGAACGTTGAACAATATCTTAAATCTGAGGGCTACAAAGAGATTCGACAGAGAAGGGTAGATAAAGAAAAACAAAATACAGGTGTAGGCGATATTCAATTAGAAGTAGTTGCCAAGAAACAAGGTTTTGACGGTAAACCAACAGTTGTCACAGAAGAACAAATGGGTCAGTTGGAAAAAGAAGGTTGGACTATTGCTTATCGTGGGATACAAGACATTGAACAGGAGGGCGACTTAGGGGATTTGAAAGCTGAAGAGTTGGCTGAACAGTTCAGAACAGGGGAGTATTTTGCAGGTTTTGGCACATCAGGTAACGGAATATATTTTGCCAAAGACGAAGCGGTTGCCCAGCAATACGCTGGTCTAAAGGGCGGGAAAAGTTTGGTTGGAACAGTTATCAAGGTAGCAATTCCCCCAGGAGTTTTGATGAGTGAAGAGGACTTTAAGTATGAATTGAGCGAACTTAGGGATTTGCAGAAAGGTACTTATTACGATGGCGAATGGTATGGGGATGACGATATTGGGAGAAAAATGACTGCAAAAGGAGTACGAGGAGTTGAGGTTGGGCTTGTGGTTGGTGATTCTTTCATTATTTACGACAGGTCTATGCTTGCCGTTGAAGAAAGCGCGACAACAAAATGACACCTGCTGAATCAAGACAACTGGCTTCTTTGATACAAACCTTTTCTCCTTCTGAGAAAGCTGATTTCTATTATTTCACGATTGTAGAAAAACAAGATCCTGTTGCTTATGTCGCTCGGATGCGAAAGCACTCGCTAGTTGATCTAATCAAAGCTTCTTTTGCTGGGGATAGATCTGCGGCTGGCAGGTACGCTGCCGAACAACGCTGGAAAGGTCACAAGAAGACAGACCAACCACGTGAATATCAAAACATTTCTTTAACCGAATACGAAAACCTTTCGTCTGTGACAAGTCAAAAAGAAAAAGCAGTTGATTCACCTATTGCCCGGAAAGCTTACAGTGTTTGGGGTACAAGTTCTTTCGTACAAATAAACGAAACCCTGAGAGGGCGTGAAATAGACGAAGATAGTTGGATTCCTGAATCCTTTAGTGCAGAGGAAGCGGCCCAAGCATTGAAGGAGAACTTTGATGCGTTTGCGGTTGAGTTGCCTAAAGATGCCACAGTTTTTCGTGGTGTGGCTTATGAATCAGAAGTGGAGTTCATTGAAGAGGGAACGATTTTTACCGATAAAGGTCTGATTTCAACATCTACCACCTTTAAGTTTGCTCGAAGTTTTGGGGATGGATCTGAACTGGATTTGGTCTTTGACATTCAGATACCCAAAGGCACAAAAGTATGGGCACCAAGAACCCCCTTCGTCAAACAAGAAACAGAAATCACATTAAGACCAGGCACTCGTTTCAAGGTCAAACAGGTCTATGACGAAAGCGATGATTACGGCGATGTTAGGCGTGTTGTGATGGAGGTAATCAATGATTAACAGGTTTGTAGGTGAATGGTCGGACTTGATTCAAGTGGATGCGACTAAAGAAATGTCTTTGGTTGATCTGATCAAGGCTTCGTTTGGTGGTGACCGTAGTGCCGCAGGTCGTTACGCAGCCCAGCAACGTTGGAAGAATCAGCAGAAGAAGATTGATAAACCGAAGGATGATGGAACTCCCCCGGTTGATCCAAGGCTTGTTGATGCACAAAAGATTTTGGGGTCGGCATTTAAGGGTGATGCGATATCTGCTTTGCGTGAGGCTGGATCGGCTGGGATCGTTGGAACTACAGGTGTTTTTATTGGCCCAACTGGTGTTGCTAATCAATATCCACCAACTGATGAGGAGAAGCGTTTGGCTGACCAGGTAGAGGCTGCTGGTGGTTTGATCTCTCAGGTTATTGGCGAAGAGTTGGCAAAACTTGAAAACGAGATGTTCCCTAAAAAAGAAGAACTACAAGAAAAAATCAAGGTTCTTGATAAAAGGATGAATACCGCTTTTGATAAAAAGCAGTTATTTATTGACGCTGCATATGAGAAAGTTGGTGTTGACCGAAGCGAAATTGAGCCGCTGATGGGCGAAGTTAACCCGTTGTTTGAAGGTTCTGAACTTGCTCGATTGAACCCAATTGACACCGTTGGATGGGCAATTCGTGAAGGTCAAAGAAAAATTATGAACGATCTTGCTTCAGGGAAAATGACTGTTGAACAACTGTCTAATTTGACTGATGGGGATTTGTTCCAACTCATTGCAACTAATGTGACCAATTACAAACCTGCTCAAAGGGCGAGAGCTTTGGCTGAATACGGAGATACCACTCTTCATTCTCGTTCGGATGTGACTGGTAAATCCTCTTACTCTAGGGAACAAAAGAATCAGGCTTATTTGACGGTCATGCGACAATCGTTAGAAGGAGATTTCGGTAAAACAATTCGCGCCGAATTGCTTAAGTTGGGTGATGTTCAGAAAGCAGAGCAGGACAGCAAAGATATGGCCGCTGCTAGGGCTGAACTTAAAAAATTGGTTATTACCCCTGAGCAACGTCAAAGCATTGTCAAAAAGGCTTTGAGTGATGTTGGTGTCGAGTTTGGTAAAGCTGGGCAAGTTCCTGTCGCTATGCAAGGCAAAACCCAACGAGTCGGTGGATATGGCAAGGTGACTTTTGCTAGGGACGCGGATCAAACCCCTAGAGGCAGGAAGTTTCAAGGGTTAGTTGATGAGGCTGTTCAGTTGCTTCCAGGCAAACTTTGGCAAGGTTCAGAGTCACCGTTTGCACAGGTTGTTGGAACAAAAA